AAAAAGAAAAATGAATCACCAACCCAATTAGTACCTATTAACCAAATTATTGAAGACAACATCATAAGAAATCTTTATCAAAATAACCAAGTAATAAAAATAAGTTTGGCCTCCTAAGATTTCTTTATTATCTTTATGAATAAATAAAGAGGTTATGTACTGGCTGATAGAAACAGAGGAACAATTACAAGAACTAGTAAATAAAAAGCTAACAGACGTATTTGTAGAAATTATTCCTTACAATAATAATATTCACCCTAAATTAAATCATGTTAGTTGTATTTATTTAAAGCCGTTATATGATGAGAAAGGTTATATGTTATGTATTAACCATAGTGAGACATTAAGCGTTAATATAACGGTAATAGAACGTTTACTTAAAAGTATAGATACAATATGCACTCGAGATAAAAAGACATTTTTATATTATTTACCTCTAAAAAACATTCTAGATATATCTTTTAATCTTCCAGAGATACCTAATCATAACACTCAAGCACATGATTTCTTTTATTCTCGATATTCAGATAAATCAGATATAAATAGAATAATTCCAGTATATAAACATTATGAGTACTGTGAGGATTTATATGCTAAGATAGAAGATTATATAGCTACAGGTCCTAATTTTTATGATAAAGCAGCATTAGCTTTTTTTGGTATTGAGAAAAATGGGATTAAAATAGATGTTGACTTATTTAATCAATATTATGAAACAAACAATAGAGAGTATTCAATATCAGATGATATTATTTACACACAATACAATTTACTCACCACAACTAAACGACCATCTAATACTTTTAACAACATTAATTTTGCGGCTTTAAATAAAGACAGTGGTGGTAGGATGGTGTTTATACCTAGAAATGATCAATTTGTTGAAATTGATATATCCGCTTACCACCCAACATTAGCAGCTAAAATAATAGGTTATGACTTTGGTGATAAAGATATTCACCAATCGTTTGCTGAAATGTATGGAGTGGATTACAAAGAAGCAAAACAAATTACATTCCGTCAACTATATGGAGGAATATACTCAGAATACAAAGATTTACCCTTTTTTAAGAAAGTGCAAGAATATGTAGATCATTTATGGGATGTTTTTAATACAGTAGGATACATTGAATGCCCTTTATCTAATTATAGATTTTATAAAGATAATTTACCTAATATGTCTCCACAAAAGTTATTCAATTATTTATTACAAAATTTGGAGACATCGCAAAATGTTCTTATATTATTAGATATACATAAACTATTACGAAAAAAGAATACAAAAATAGTATTATACACTTATGATTCATTTTTATTAGATATTGATAAAGATGAGTTAGATATTTTAGAAGACATAAAAACAATATTTAATAAATTAAAGTTACAAATTAAAATAAGTTATGGAAACAATTACGACTTTTGAACCACCTTATGATATGTATTGGTCGAACAATATTGACAGTTTCAACCAATTAAATTTAGGTGATTTGAACAACAAGCTATTCTGTACATTTACTAAATTAGAAGATATAGACAATCTAGTTAGTAATATAACCAGTTTATACAGTGTTATGTATAATAAGTTATTTGTACTTCAGGTAAAAAATTCAGACGAATACGTAGTGACATATAATATCGATCAAGGTAATATTACTTCTATTCCAGAAAATACAATTTTAGTACATCGTAAAAAAGAATCAAATACATTATATACAATTAATGCTCTTAATGAATTAATTAAACAGCTTAATAATGGTGTTGTAGATACAAAATATAAAGTAGAATGGAATCATTATCGAAATAGTATTTTGTTAACACAGCATAATGATTTTAAACAACTCCAAACAAAGATATTCAAAGTTATTGAACTTTAATTTTTTTTTAATATTTATCAATAAAAAATAATATGAAACTATACGAACTAAGACAGATCATTAAAGAAGAAATTCAAAAAGAAATTCAAAAAGCGACTCTATCACCTGGGGAAGACAACATGGCTCCAAATGTAAAGAGGTATCTTGAAGATGGAGACTTTGAAGTAATAACACCTAGAAATCTTAAAGTAGGGGATAGTATTGTTTTAAAGAGAAATATGATGTTTGCTGAGATTGTAAAAATCGAAGGAGATAACTTTTTCATTTCGTGGAATGATGGTGGTAAGAAAAAATTGGACAGAAAAACAGTGGAATCAAACTTCCTAAAAGTAAAACCCCAATAATCCCATTATAATGAAGCTTTCAGAACTAAGACAAATCATTAAAGAAGAAATCCAAAATACTCTTAAAGAAGAAAATGATCTTTATAGCCAAGCTAGTGATGAAGCTAGAAAATTAATGCTACAATTAGAGGATTTAGCCCTTAATGGTGAAATAGAAAGCCAAGATATAAATGAGCTTATAGGTAGATTACGCTCAGCTAGAGCTAAAATGTTTGCTAATAGAAAATCTCCTGAAGATCGTCAAGCTGCCGCTCAAAAAGCTACTACAACTAAAAAACTAGAAAGTATTCTTAAGGTTGAAAGAAATAAAATAGAAAAACAACTAGGATACGAAGATGATGCTCCTGCTAGCTTTGCTTTAAGCACAGGTCTGTATAACGATAAGAGTATACAAAGTAAGTATAACAAAGCATTAACAAAAAGTTTCCTAAACACTGCTATATCTCAGGGATTTGATGAAAAAACAGCAATGGATTATGTTAAAAAACTAGTACGTGAAATTTAATTAGTAAAATAATAAAAACTTTTCTTTAATAAGGCTTGGCTTTTGTCAAGCCTTTTTGTATCTTATTAATATAAATAAAAATAATTTTTATGGATTTAAATGAAATGAAGAGCAGGTTAAGTGCCATGCAAACCAAACCAGGAAAAGGCGGTAACGGTGAGAAGAAAAATAATTTCTACAAACCAGCTGTCGGAAAACAAACTATTCGTATTGTACCTAATAAGTTCAATAAGAAAAACCCATTTACAGAGTTGTACATCCATTATGGTATCGACAACAAAACCATGATTTCTCCTTCTAATTGGGGAGATAAAGATCCAATTATTGAATTTGCAAAACAACTACGTCAAACAAATGACAAAGAAAATTGGAAATTAGCTAAAAAATTAGAACCTAAAATGCGAATTTTTGCTCCTGTAATTGTTCGTGGTGCTGAACATGAAGGTGTGAAACTATGGCAGTTCGGTAAAGAATTGTATATGGATTTTCTTAACCTAGCAGATAACGAAGACGTAGGTGACTTTACAGACATTGCTGAAGGACGAGACATTATTGTAACTACAGTAGGTCCGGATGTAACAGGTACAGCATATAATAAATCAACTATTATGCCTCGTACTAAACAAACATCATTAGCTGACGATAAAACACTTATTAAAAAGTTATTGGATGAACAAGCAAATCCAATGGAAACATTTAAGAAGTATTCATTTGAAGAAATGAAACAAGCTTTACAAGCATGGTTAGCTCCAGAAGCTGAAGAAGGTGAAATCATTGATGACGAAAAAGAAATTGAAAATGATGAACCAGCACCTTGGGAAACACCTAAATCATCAACTAAGAAAAATTATTCATTAGAAGTAAAACCAAAAACATCCAAAGCAGATCAATTTGATTCTTTGTTTGATGATGAGGACGAAGATTAATATTTTTATATATGGCAAAAGGTAGAAAAACGTCTTTAACAGAGGCAGTATCAGGTGAAATCAAAGCGTCCTTTAATTTGGATAAATTCAAAGAGAAAAAACTGTTAAAGTCAAATGTAAAGTTTAAGGACCAACAATGGGTTCCACTTTCAAAATCATTCCAGGAAGTAACATCAGTTCCTGGTATTCCAACAGGCCATATCGTTTTATTAAGAGGTCATAGTGATACAGGTAAAACAACCGCACTTATTGAAGCTGCGGTATCTGCTCAAAAATTGGGCATTTTACCTGTATTCATTATCACCGAGATGAAATGGAATTGGGAACACGCAATCCAGATGGGGTTACAAGTCAATGAGGAAATTGATGAAGAAACAGGTGAAATTTCAAATTACAGTGGTTTCTTTTTATATGTCGATCGTGAAACTCTTAACTCTATTGAAGATGTAGCGGCGTTTATTTTGGATTTATTAGATGAACAGAAAAAAGGTAATTTACCATATGACTTAATGTTTTTATGGGATTCAATCGGTTCAATTCCTTGTGAAATGTCTATTAAATCTAATAAAAACAATAATGAATGGAATGCAGGAGCAATGTCAACTCAATTTGGTAATGGAGTAAATCAAAAAATTACATTATCTCGAAAAGAATCATCAAACTATACAAATACATTAGTTTGTATTAATAAAGTATGGACAGCGAAAGCAGAAGTACCTATGGGTCAACCTAAACTAATGAATAAAGGTGGTTTTGCAATGTGGTTTGACGCGACATTTGTTATTACATTCGGAAATGTTTCAAACGCGGGAACATCTAAAATTAAAGCAATCAAAGACGGCAAACAAGTAGAATTTGCTAAACGTACTAATATTCAGATTGATAAGAATCACATTAATGGAATCACAACTAGAGGTAGAATCATTATGACACCTCATGGTTTTATTAATGACACTGATAAAGAAATTAAAGCCTATAAAGATGCTCATGCTAAAGACTGGAGTAAAATTTTAGGAGGTATTGATTTTGATATTATTGAAGAAGAGGATCAATTTGAAACATTCTCAACATTTACAGAAGAACCAGATTAATAATGGCCAATTTAGAAATTTTTAAACTTCTTGATGGTATCCAACAAGAAGAAAAGGAAGGACCTACTTTTGATAAACACAGTAGAGTATTGTTAATAGATGGTCTAAATCTATTTTTAAGAAATTTCGCTGTAATGGGTATAGTTAATGAATCTGGTGTACACGTTGGTGGATTAGGTGGTTTTTTAAGATCACTAGGTTCACTAATCAATCAAATTAAACCTACCTCTGCTTATATAGTATTCGATGGGATTGGTTCTTCCACAAACAGGAAGAACCTACTCCCCGAATATAAATCAAATCGAAATATCACTCGTATCACTAATTGGGATGCATTTGATAATTTAGAAGAGGAAAATGATTCAAAAATAGATCAAATATCTAGGTTAATTCATTATTTAAAATGTCTTCCTGTTAGTATAGTATCTTTAGATAAAGTAGAGGCGGACGATATAATAGCGTTTTTAAGCGGTTACCTTTCTGAGTCACATGATTCCAAGGTTTACATAGTATCTGCGGATAAAGACTTTATTCAACTGGTTAATGAAAACGTTATAGTGTATCGACCTATTGAGAAAGTATTTTATACACCAGATGTAGTAAAAGATAAATTCCAACTACCAGCTGAGAATTTTATTATTTACAAAACATTATTAGGTGATGCTTCAGATGTGGTTACAGGTATTAAAGGTTTAGGAGAAAAGAAACTAATTAAACTGTTTCCTGAGTTATATGAAAGAACTGTTACGCTTGAAGAGATTTTTGAAATAAGTGAGAGGAAATACAAGGAACATATTATTTATTCTAGAATTGTTTTTGAAAGAGATAATCTAGAAAAAAATTATACCATTATGAATCTTAAAAATCCATTATTAGATGATCAAGAAAAAGAATTTCTAACAGAGTTAACAAAATCTGAGACTCAGGTTTTGAATTCCAAAGATTTTTTGTCATTTTATAATGAAGATGGATTAGGACGTATCATCAAAAATGTTGATTTTTGGATTCGTGATACGTTTAAGGTATTAAATAGTTTTAAATAATTTTAGTTATGACATTAACAACGTTATCCCAATATGGGATACAATTTCAGATAAAGGTGCTATCATCTTTGTTAACACATAAAGAATTCCTAACTAATATTCATGATATTATTAGTGAAGAATATTTTGAAAATACAGGTCACAAATGGATTATTAAGGAAATTCTTAAATACTATCAAAAATACAATACAGTACCAAGTATGGATGTTTTGAAAGTAGAAGTAAAAAAACTTGATAATGAAGTATTACAAGTATCTGTAAAAGAACAATTAAAAGAAGCATATTGTGCATCTGATGAGGATTTAAAGTATGTTGAAGAAGAATTTAGTAATTTCTGTAAGAACCAACAATTAAAGAAAGCACTATTAAATTCAGTTGACTTACTTAAGGCTGGTGATTATGATTCTATTCGTTATTTAGTAGATAGTGCTTTACGTTCAGGTCAAGATAAAAATTTAGGTCACGAATACAATAAGGATATTGAGTATCGATATCGTGAAGATAATAGAAGACCAATTCCAACACCTTGGGAACCATTTAATGATATTATGCAGGGTGGTTTAGGTGAAGGTGATTTTGGATTAATATTTGGTAATCCAGGTGGTGGTAA